AAGGCAACAATGGTGGTTTAGGAAATTCTGCTCCTGGACAAGATACTGCTGGTGGTGGTGGAGGTGCAGGTGCAGTTGGACAAGCAGCACCAAGTAATGCACAAGCAGGTGCTGGTGGTGCTGGGACAGCTTCTTCAATAACAGGTTCTTCAGTTACAAGAGCAGGTGGTGGTGGAGGTGGGGCAAGAGGAGGATCTTCAGCAGGATCAGGAGGAACTGGTGGTGGTGGTGCAGGATCAACAGGAGATGTTAATGCAACTTCAGGAACTGCTAATACTGGAGGCGGTGGTGGTGCTGCTGCTTTTGCTTCAACAACTCAAGGTGATGGCGGTAATGGCGGTAGCGGTATCGTTATAGTAAGATATGCAATCTAACAAGCAAATAGACATAATAATGTTAAACTGGTATAATAAATTAACTACTAACAGGGGGAAGATATGACAAAAAATAACGTAAGTAAGATTAAAGAAACTAAGGCAACACAATGTTTTAGTTATGAAGTAACAATGCTAGTTCACATCATTGCTGACAATGAAGCAACTGCTAAAAGTCAACTTGATGAAAAAGGCGGTATAGTTACAAAAAGAGATGTTAAACTAGTTAATACACAAACTCTCTACGGAGAAGAAAAGGAATAACAATGGCGCACTATGTGAAAGTAGAAAGCGGAGTGGTAACACAAGTTATTGTTGCCGATTCTAAAGAATGGTGTGAGGCTAACCTAGGTGGTACTTGGGTTCAGACTTCATACAACACACACGGTGGAGTAAATTCCCGTGATGGTGGAACTTCCCTACATAAAAACTATGCAGGTCAAGGATATACTTGGGACGGTATTGGATTTGCTGCTCCTCAACCATATCCATCTTGGACAAAGAGTTCAGATACTTATCTATGGAATGCCCCAACTCCTAGGCCAACAGATGGTAAAAAATATTCATGGGACGAAGATAATCTTGCATGGGTAGAAGTAGAAACCGAATAACAAACCTTAAATTATAAAACCCTCCAAGCCAAAAGCAAGGAGGGTTTCTTATTTAATTTTGTCCTACTTACATGGATATTTGTTGTACCATTCTTGATACCGTGCTCCATTTACGGAACTCCATGATGACCAGTCTTTTCCACCCTTAGTCATAAAGTGGGCTATTTGTGCATTAGTAACTGGGTTAAATAACTCAGCGTTTGAATCTAGTTCAAACTTTTTTCTGCGATCTGAACCTAATTCTTCTATCATGTTTATTTGAAACACTCCATAAGAACTATCTCCAGTTTTTGCGTTTCCATTAAATGCAAAAGGTCTGCCATTGGACTCTGCCTTAGCCACTGCACAAGCAGATCGTAAAGCATTATCTTTGAAGCCTATAGCCTTTAATAGATCAACCAGTTGCCCATCTGTTAAAGAATGAGCATTTTCGTACTTCTCTAATTTTTTAGCCGTAGAAATCAAAAAAACCCCTTGAGGGGTTTCAACTGATATTGGCGTAGTAATTAAAGTTTTAGTTTCAAGAGCATTAGCGGCATTTAAAAATGGTGCGAAAAGGCCAACTATTGATATCAAACCTAACCATACTGATTTATTCTTGTCTCTCATTGAAATTACCTCCTAGAGCCAAATTGCTACCTTGCGGTAGCATTGTATTAATTGTAGCATGAATTTGGGTTAAAAAGCAAGTTTAGATAATATTTTTTTATTTTATTTTAAATCCCGTGCTTGAAAGTGGTATAATAATTATATTATGGCAGAGACCGCAACGTATGACCTTCCGTATCCCACAGACGCATCACCCGTTGATGTTGCAGGTGATTTACAGGCATTAGCAGAGGCAATTGATGCGGTATTGCCAAGTCTAGGCTTACCATATTTTACTCATGAAGTTAAAAATAACAGTGGTGCAACTATTGCTAAGGGTGATCCAGTTTATGTTACTGGATTTTCTACTAAAACTACCGTTGCAAAATCGTTAGGAAATACACTTGCACATTTTCCTGTAATAGGATTAGCAACAACATCAATTACAAATGGTAGTGACGGAGTCGTAATTATTTCTGGTGTTTTTAGTGATGTTAATACTTCTTCATATACCGCTGGAAATATACTTTATGTAGCAACTGCTGGAGGACTTACTACAACACAACCTACAACTGGCTCAGGAGCCGTAGGAGTGGTTTTAAAGTCTCATGCAACAACAGGGGTTATACTTGTACTAGGATCTAAAGGCAATGGCACTTGGGGTGCAGTTAAGGCAGGATTATAATGGCTACATACAGAAGTACGGGACAAGATTCATATGCAATTGGAGCAACACCTCCAACAGTTACTTGGACTATTGTAAAAGGGGATACAGCATCATTTAGAGTTTATGTTACAGATGATAATAAAGATCCATTAACAATTGCTGATTGGGATATTGAAATGGATGTAAGACGACCTGCTATTGCAGGGAATATGGACAGTCCAACATCAACACATGTAGCAACACTTATACCAATAGCAACAGCAGATGATGAGGTTGGTGAGTTTACAGTTTCAGTATCTTCTTCTCAATCAAGAAGTTTTAATACTGGTGATATTTTTGATATTGAAATGAGAGATGGCGCTTTGGTTTGGACAGTTGCAAGAGGCACACTTACCGTTATTGAGGACATTACAAATAGCGAAGAGTCGTAATGGCCACGGTATTAATTTCTACAATAAAAAATAATGTTTCAAATATAAAAACTGCAAATAAACCAACAGCCGATATTTATCCTATATCTAATAGAACTATAGTCAAAGACTTATCATACAACACTGGATCAATTGATTTATGCAACTACCCAGAATTTTCTATAGCCTCCAGTGAAAGACTTTCCGTCGTTTCTGAGGTTTTGCCATTTAGAGTTAGGTTTACTAACCTGATTGTTCCAAGAGTAAGTTTTGCTGATGTTCCAGTCATTGGGCTTCAGATCATTGGATTCAATAACTACATTTTATGATATAATCACATATATGGCCATTGTATCAATTACCACATTAAAGACAAAATTTGAGTCTGGAGATAGACCCACTGGACAAGACTTTGCAGATCTAATTGACACCACTTCATACCGTGCAGAATCTTTGGGCGGAGATGGCAATAACTCATTAACAGTTAATGGAATAGAAACAGAAACAGTATTTGATACTATTGAAACAAGCACTTGGCGTACAATTAAGTATTTAATTCAAATCTCTCATCCTTCAACAAATGTTTATAGAAGCACAGAAATTAACATAGTTTTTGATGGAACAAATCAAAATATAACAGAGTTTGGCACGGTATCTAATACGGCAAGTGCCATAGGAAATATCACTGCTAGTTTAAATTCTGGTATAATAAGCATGACGGTAACCCCCGTATTAACGCCCATGACCATTAGGTATTACCGAACTGGTTTGAAAGCCTAACCCCAAGGAGTAGCAAATGGCAACAGTAGATAAAGCCTTTAGAATCAAAAATGGCTTAGTTGTTGAGGGTGGCACTGCTACCGTTAACACACATGATGTAATTACAAAAGAAATCTTTGACGCAAAAGGTGACTTACTAGTTGGTACAGGATCAAACACTGGTATCAGATTAGCCGTTGGTGCAACCAATGGGCACGTTTTAACAGTAGATAGCAACGAAGCAACAGGATTAAAATATTCAGCACCAGCAGCAGTTGGATCATTTGAATCAAGTATTGTTTTTGAAGGTGCAACAGCAGATGCTCATGAGACAACTCTTGAAGTAGTAGACCCAACAGCAGATCGTACAATTACACTTCCTAACGCAACAGGAACTATAGTTCTTAAAGATACAACTGACACACTTACAAACAAATCTATCTCATTAACTACAAACACAGTTACAGGAACAGTTGCAGAGTTTAATTCTGCTCTTAGTGATGATAACTTTGTTACCCTTACAGGTGCAGAAACCCTTACTAATAAAACACTTACATCCCCAACCCTTACCACTCCTGCACTTGGAACCCCAGCGTCAGGAACTTTAACTAACGCAACAGGACTTCCAGTTAGTGGAATTGTTGACTCAACATCTGAGGCTCTTGGTGTTGGAAGCATTGAACTAGGTCACGCATCTGATACAACTATTGCTAGATCTGGCGCAGGTGTTGTAACTATTGAAGGTGTTGAAGTTACTACAAATACTGCAACACAAACTCTTACAAACAAAAGATTAACATCTCCAAAAATTAATGAAGATGTTGTTATGTCTGCAACTGCTACAGAATTAAACGTTCTTGATGGAATTACATCATCTACTGCAGAACTTAACATTTTAGACGGTGTCACATCAACCGCTGCGGAGTTAAACATCCTAGATGGAGTAACTTCTACCGCTGCAGAACTTAACATTTTAGATGGTGTTACTTCTACTGCTGCCGAGTTAAACCTATTAGACGGTGTTACTACTAGTACTGCTGAGTTAAATTTTGTAGATGGCGTAACCTCCGCTATTCAAACTCAACTAGATGCTAAACTAGCACTTGCTGGCGGAACAATGACTGGTGCAATTGCAATGGGAACATTTCAAATCACAGG